CCTCGTCGCCGGCTCGACCTACGGCGGCTCCGTCGTCGACTGGACCGACGCCGATGAGGTCATCACCGCCATCTTCACGGCGGCGACCACGATTGCCGGCCGGACTGGCGATATGCCGACGCATCTGTTCCTCTCACCGGACCGTTACAAGGACCTCGCCGTCCTTCAGTCGACCGCCGGCGATTTCCTCTTCCCGAGCCTGAACCCGATGAACGCTTTCGGTCGCCTCGAAGCTTCCGGCTTCTCCGGCACCCCGGCCGGCCTGGAGCTCGTCGTGTCGACCGGTTTCGCCGCCGGCAAGGCCATCGTCGGCCACCCCGACTCGATGCGACTGTTTGAGCAGGCTAAGGGCGCCATCCGCGTCGAACAGCCCGCCACGCTGTCCACCCGTGTCGCATGGCGAGGCTATTTCGCCGCCGCTTTCGTCGACGCCAACTGGAACTACTACCTCTGATCCCCTGAGAACGTCTCCCCTGTCGCTATGGCAACGATCACTCTCCTCTCCTGTACCGATGACGTCGTCACCCTCACGCTCGACGACGCCACCGGACTAGCGGCAGGGGAGCACGTTCACATCTACGGGACCGGCTACTCGAAGATCGACGGTCACCACAACCTCGTCAGCGTCGACCTCGGCACCGACAAGGTCACCTACACCGTCAACAATCAAGACGACGTCGAAGAGTTCGCCCCGGCGAACGCGGTCCTCGTCGCCCAGGTGACATGGATCACGACCGAAGACGTCGAGCTGTTCGTCGGCCAGGTCGAGGCCGGCACCGACGACGCCGACTATCTGGAGCTCTGTACCGACGCCGCTAACGACTGGGCCTTTCACCGACGGGAAGCGGCCGGCTACACCGACAGCCCGACCGTCGCCCCAGGCTCCGCCGCCAAACAGGGAACCGTCCTCTACGCCGGCGCCCTGTTCCGGGAGAAGGGTTCGGTCGACAGCTTCCAGAGCTTCGAGGCGATGCCGACGACCGGACCGATCGGTTCGATGGGCCAGATAATGAGGCTCCTCGGAATCGGTCGGGCGAGGATCGGCTGATGCTCGTCACCGAATACGAGAACCTCGTCTCGGCGATCGAAGGTCTCGGCCTTCGAGTGTTCACCGATGTCACTCAGCTCCGGCCCCCCGGCGTCCTCATCGACCCGCCGACCTACCGGAGCCTTTCGCCTCACATCGTCGAGGCCGACTACCCGATCCAGCTCGTCGCCGCCCCTCCGGGCGACTGGCGAGCTCTGAAAGCGACGCTCGCCGCTCTCGACAACATCTTCGAGAACCTGGCGACAGCGTCACAGATGACCGCTAACCCCGGCGTCTACAGTTCCGGGAACCAGGAGCTCCCGAGCTACCAGATCACCGCAACCATCACATACCGAAGAGAGGCCTAATCATGGCAACCATCCAAACCGGACGGTCACTCACCGTCGAGATCGACTCAGTCGCCTACTCCGCCCAGGTGGCAGAGGTCAGCCTGGTCCCGAATCAGACCGTGGACCAGTACATCACCCTCACCGACACCACGGCAGTCGCTCAGCCCGTCACGTTCCAGCTCCAGCTCCGGGCCTACCAGGACTGGGGAACCGTCGGCTCATTCTGCGACGCGATGTGGACCGCCGCAGTCACCGGGACCGCCGTCCCGTTCGAGCTCGGCCTCCCCGGCGCCGGCACCCTCACCGGCGACATCATCCCGACCTACCCGACCGCAGGCGGACCCGCCGACGGCGCCCTCGAAGTGAGCTTCACGTTCGAGGTTTCCGGCGACGTAACGAAGGCCTGACCGTAGGAGCTCGCCGTGGAACTCAAGCTCTCAGTCACAACCGAAACCGAGACGTACCAGGTGACCGCTAAACCGTTAGCGATCGTCCGCTGGGAACGCCGCCAGAAGAAGAGCATCGGGTCGCTCGCCTCCGGAGGAGTCGGCGCCGAGGACATCTTCGCCCTGGCATATGAGGCGACACGGGCGGCAGGGATGCCAGTCCCCGCCCAGTTCGACGACTGGCTCACCAAAGTGGTCGACGTTTCGGAAGTGAGCGACGAGTCCCCGGACCCTACGTCAGCGGCTCCCTCGGCCGGCTAGTCGCCGAGGTCGCCGCCACTACCGGGATCGGTCCCGGCGAGCTCCTAGAAGACTCGGCGATGCTGTCAACAATCGTCGAGGTCCTACAACAGCGAGCAAGAGAGGCGAACCGATGATCGGTTTCGGACGACGACCTATCCAGAACGTGGACTCGACACTTCGAGCTCTACGCCAGGTCGACCCCGAGCTCCGCCGTCGAGTCCCTAACGAGATCAAGAGCTATGCCCAGCCAATGCTCGCCGACATCAAGGCCGGTATGCCCCGCCAGATGCTGTCAGGATGGTCGAGGCGAGGCCGGACCGGTTACCGGTACAGCTCGGCCCGCTACAAGACGACACTCCAGTTTCGAGGCCGGCCGCCCCGGTCCGGGACGTTCACGACAGCGACCGGGAGGACGTTCACGGTCCGCCCTGGCGACGTCTGGCCGGTCCTCCGGGTCCGCTCGAAGCATCTCGCCCTCATCATCGCCTCCACAGCCAGGAAAGGCCACACCGATTCCGGAAAGGCGATGGTCAGGAAACTAAACCAGGGAGCCCAGGCGGACCGGTTCATCTGGCCGATGGTCGAGAAACACACCCCGGACATCGAGCGAGGCATCCGCGACAGCTTCCGCCGATATGAGAAGATCGTAAACAGACAGCTAGAGAGGAGGTGACCGATGGCGATCATCGCCCCGATCGTTTCGACGTTCGACAACAAAGGACTACGCCAAGCCGAGGGAGCCTTCTCCCGGTTCGGCCGAACCGTCGGCGCCCAGCTGAAGAACCTCGCGACCGCCGCCGCCGGAATCGGAGTCGCCCTCTCCGCCGGCGCCGTGAAAGCGATCAGCGCCGCCTCCGACCTCGACGAAGCAATCTCAGCCACTAGGCAGATCTTCGGCGACGCCGCTGACTCTGTTCTTGCCTTCGCCGATGACGCTGCGACAGCGTTAGGCATCTCGAAGCAGGAAGCCCTCGACGGCGCCCTCGTCTTCGGCACCTACGGCAAGGCCGCTGGACTCGCAGGCGACGAGCTCTCGGACTTCACGAACGATTTCCTCGGCTTAGCGTCGGACCTAGCAAGCTTCCGAAACAGCTCGCCCGAAGAAGTCATCGAAGCCATCGGGGCGGCGCTCAGAGGAGAATCCGAACCCCTTCGCCGTTATGGAGTACTCCTCGACGATGCCACGCTGAAAGCCGAGGCGCTCGCCCTCGGGATCTACAGCGGGAACGGGCCGCTCACTCAACAGCAGAAGATCCTCGCCGCCGAGGCCGCCATCTACAAACAGACGGCAGACGCCCAGGGCGACTTCGCCAGGACCTCCGACGGGCTCGCTAACAGCTCCCGAATCCTCCGAGCCCGCCTCGCCAACGTCACCGCCCAGATCGGGACCGCCCTCCTCCCGATCGCCCTCAGCTTCTCCGGCTTCGTGCTCGATAAGGTGATCCCCGCTATCGAGTCGTGGGCCGACACCTTCTCCGAGGAAGGCCTCCTCGGCGTCCTCCGCCGCCTCTGGGAATGGCTCCGGGAGAACGGCCCGAAGATCGGCGAATGGGCGCTTGACCTCGCCGGCTCACTCGTCGGCTGGATCCAGGAGAACGCCGGCGACGCCATCGACCGGCTCGGGGAATGGCTGAGTGCTCTCGGTACCTGGATCACCGACACCGCCTACCCCTACCTCGTCGACAAGGTCCCCGTCTGGGCTGACGCCCTGTGGGAGTGGATCAAGACCGACGGGCTCGATGCGATCGAGAAGCTCGGCGAATGGCTGGCCTCGATCGGAGGCTGGATCACCGACACCGCCTACCCGTATCTCCAGGAGAAGGTCCCCGTCTGGGCCGATGCTCTCTGGGAATGGGTGAAGACCGACGGGCTCGATGCGATCGAGAAGCTCGGCGAATGGCTCGCCTCGGTCGGCGGATGGTTCGTCAACGATGCCCTCCCCTACCTGACCGGGAAGGCCGCAGACTGGGCCGGCGCCCTCTGGGGATGGGTACAGACCGACGGCCTCGACGCGATTGAGAAGCTCGGAGAATGGCTAGCCGCTCTCGGAACCTGGTTCGTCGACGACGCCTACCCTCAGCTCAAAGAGGACGCCACCGAGCTCGTCGGAGCTCTCGCCGACTGGGTCGCCACCGACGCCACCGACACAATCAAGGCGCTCGGAAACTGGCTCAGCTCCGTCGGAACCTGGTTCTCCGAAGACGCTGGCCCCATCCTGTCACAGAAGGCGAGCTCGCTCGTCGACGCCATCTGGGACTGGGTGACCTCAACCGATTTCGACGACGAGACCAGCTCGAAAGCCGGCGAAGCTGTCGAGAAGTTCGGAACGGCGCTCGTCGAGGAGCTCGGAACCGGCCTCGTCGACTACGCCCTCGGAATGTACAACGCCGTCGTCGACGCTTTCGCCGGAGCGTTCACCACAGCTGGCAAGCGCCTGGCCTCCGACCTGGTGTCAGGCCTGACCGGCGGAGATGACGGCATCATCGGACTGCTCGCCGAATGGGCTCGGAAGTTCACACTCCAGGGCGGACTCGAAAGCCTCTTCGACTGGCTGTTCGGCGGCGGCGACGCCCCCGACAGCCCGCCAATACCGACACCGACCGCCCCCAGCACAGGAGGAGGCGGTGGCGGCTTCCTCCGTCTCGCTAAGGGCGGCATCGTTACCCGTCCGACGTTCGCCATGATCGGCGAAGGCGGCGAATCAGAGGCAGTCATCCCGCTCTCACGACTCGGCAAGATGGGCGGCGACACCTACAACGTCACCGTGAACGGCGCCGTCGACCCCGTGTCCACCGCCCGCCAGATCCGCCAGATCCTCGAACAAGACCAGCGCCGACTCGGCCGGCTCTCGGTGGTATGAGCTGGAACCTTCTCACGGTAGTCGACTCGACGGACGGCTCGATCGCTAACGGGACCGCTGTCACCGACTGGACTCTCAACGAGATCATCGTGAACCACGGCCGCCGGTCGATCGGCGAAGACGTCCCACCCTCGAACGCCACGCTCGGATTCATCTGGGACGCCTCGGGCGCCCCCGACCTCGACGGCTTCGTGATCGGCCGCCGAGTCCAGGTATGGCTCCAGATCGACGCCTACCCGACGACCCCTATCTGCCTCTTCGATGGTGGCATCACCGACGTCGTCGTCACCGACACGATCCTGTCGATTATCGCCGTCACCCGTCCGCTCGCCGAGATCGGCCGGCAGACCGTCACCCTCGGGACACAGATCACCGACACCGTAGCGAACGCCCTCTCGACGCTGTACGCCCTCGGTTCCCAGGATCCGAGGCTCGGGACGACGATCGGATCGACCGATGTCCGGGTCGAGACGTTCGACGCCGAAAGCCTCCTCGGAGTGATGAGAGAGGTCGCCTCGTCTGAGATCGGCGGATACCTTACCCAGTCGATGCCCTGGGGACCGACCGTCGTCGGGTACACTACCGGCCCCCACATCATCAACCGGAACGTATCGAACCGCTCCCAGCTCGCCCCCGATATCACATTCACCGGAGACGAGATCGTCGACCTCTGGCGCTTCGAGCGACACCAGGATCAGCTCGTGAACCGTGTCACAGTCTTCGGCACCGAAAACGTGAGCGACTTCCCCGACGGCTACTGGGTCGAAGACTTCACCGATTCGATCGACGCCTACGGGCTGAACGAGCTGGAGATCTACACCCGCATCCGATACGAAGCCGACGCCGAGCTCCTCGCTAACGACAAGCTTGACCGCTACTACGTCAACGGCTGGGTGATCGAAGAGCTCGACATTCTCCTCGGCCCCATGACCGACGCCCGCCTCTTCGCCGTCCTCGACGAGCTCAACCCCGACGCCTTCATCGAGATCCCCGCCATCTTCACTGGCGCCCCGACCCGATTCTTCGTCGAGGGGATCACGTTCACACTCGGCCGGCACAACATCAACGCCCGCCTCTACGTCTCGACCGCCGGCTATTCCCGTGGCGCCCAGAAATGGGAACAGGTATCACCTACCCGGACCTGGGCGCTCGTACCGACTAACCTGACATGGACTGACTCTCGACTCGTCGAGCTCTAGGAGCACCTATGGGAACCACATCGAACAACTCATGGCCTTATCCGGAAAGCTCCGATTTCGTCGCCGATGGAGCGACAGCTATTGAGAATCTTGCCGACGCAATCGACGCCGATTTCGATACCGGAGTTCTCAAAGTCAACAGCGCCAACAACCGAGTCGGAATCAACGACGCCAGCCCCTCCTACGCTCTCGACGTCACAGGCGACATAAACGCCACAGGCGACATCCGCATCGGTGGAACCGAGATCGGTAAGTGGACGTCGTTCACACCGTCATTTACGAGCCTGACGGTTGGTAACGGCACACTAACCGCAGAATATTGTCAGGTGAACGAACTAGTATTTTGGCGTCTCGAACTCATCTTCGGTTCCACGACCAGTATTAGTGGCATCGTCTACGTTGATTACCCGATTCAGGCGGATGGGAGCTATCTCGGATCCATCGGCGGCTCCGTCTTCTATGAGGACGATGACACCTCCGGCGATTTCTTCGGCTCATTGTTCCGGAGCACGACCAGCAGAGCGCGACTAATCGTCTACAACGTCGTCGGCACCTTCGTCTCACAAGCAAGCAGCAACACTAACGTGCCGTTCACATGGACGACCGGCGACAGACTGCTAATCGAAGATTTCTACCGACCAGCGTAAGCGACGATGCGTAACGCCTTCCTACTTCTCGCCCTCTCAGCCCTCTGCGCGATTCTTCTCTTCTTCGTACAGGAGTAACCATGCCATCACCAACCCAGATCATTTCCCGACTCATCGCCGTCTTCATCGCCTCGGCGATCCCGAACGTCGGCGTCGGCGCCATGCTCGACGTCTCAGCTCTCCACGCCTGCGCTATGGCCGGCGGCGTCGCCGTTCTCGGCGTCATCCAACAACTCGCCGTCTCGCTCCGGGACACCGGAACGATCACCGACGAAGAGCTCGACCAGGCAATCCAGAAAGGCGGCAAGCAATGAGCAGACCGTACACCGGCACCACCGACGGCGCCTCGAAAGGGAAACGCCCAGGCCTCGAAGGTTTCGTCGCCGCCATCCAGAACCAGTCAGGCGGACAGCTCTGGAATAACGGCACCTGGGGGATTCGCAACATGAGAGGGAAGAACGCCCTCTCGGTTCACGCCACCGGCCGAGCCGCCGACATATCCCGCCGCAAGTACGGCAAGCGCCCCGGATGCTCCCGAGCCGACCTGGAGCGCGTCATCGAGTGGATGATCGAACACGCCGACGAGATCGGCCTAGAGTTCCTCGCCGACTACGAGCCGGCCCCCGGCGGGCGAGGCTGGAAATGTTCACGGAACGCCTGGAAGAACTGGAACCGTGGAACCGTGAAAGGCGCCCCCGGCGGCGATTGGATTCACATCGAGCTCGACCCAGAGCACGCCGACTCGACCGACTGGATTCCCGGCGTCATGGCATCGTTCCCGCTCAGCTCGACCCCAGCGCCGGCCGACGAGCCGGCCGACAGCTCGAAGCCGTATCCCGGCGCCTCGACCCGGAAACACTCTAGGGCGACCGCTCGGGTCCGAGAGATCCAGGAACGCCTCGCCGAGCTCGGCTACAAGAACAGCTCAGGGACCGGCCCGCTCGTCGCCGACGGCGACTTCGGGAACGCCACCGACTCCGCTGTTCGAGCGTTCCAGATGAACGCCGGCCTCACCGTCGACGGGATCGTCGGACCGGCCACCTGGGCCGCCCTGTTCGGATAATCCACCACACCGTCACACTCCTCCGCTACAGTCCGGGACCGGATGCGGATCATCCGCATCCCTAGCCCCAACTAGTCCCAACATAGGAGGAGCCGATGAAGCTCTATCTCGCCACGATCGACGGCAACCGCCGACGGAACGGATACCGGACCCGCTTCGAATGGTCTGAGCATCTGCTCGGAACGTCTCTCTACAGGAGGACGCTATGGGAAACGTACCGCCGACTCCGGGCCGCCGACTTCGAGCCCCTCGAAGCCCGTTGGATTATCTGGGACCTGGTCAACATCGGACAGCTGGCCGACCGCCACACCGACAGCGGGGAGGCCTGACCGTGAAGATCATCCTCCTGCTTATCCTCACGATCGCCGCCCTCCTCGGGATCGGCGACCATCCCGCCGAACACGAGCTCGCCGGCCCGATCACGATCACGGTCCCTACAGCTCCGAGCGTTACTCCCTTCGACTACAGTACGGGAGTCGCCCCTGAGCACACTCAGACGGCAGGGACATCCGAACGGGCGACACCCTCCACGGTCCCCACACCTCCGGCCAACGATGCGACGCCAGCCGTGAGGTGTGGAGACTGGGAGGACGACGCTCTCCGGGCCGGCTGGCCCGCCGACCGGATCGACATCCTGCTCGACATCATGTGGGACGAGACCCGCTGTCAGCCCGACCTAATCTCCTCGACGAACGACTACGGGCTCCTCCAGATCAACCGGAAGACCTGGCGCCCCTACGTCGAGAGCTTCGGGCTCACGATGAACGACCTACTGGTCCCGAACGTGAACCTGTGGATCGGCCTTCAGATCGCCGAGAAAGCCGTCGAGGCCGGCTGGAGATGGTGCCAGCCCTGGGACATGAGCGCCGTCCGTTCATGCTGATCCCCCTCGACTCGGTTCATCGCCGGCTCGCCGAAGAGGCCGCCGACAAGGCCGCCGCCCGAGTCGAAGCCTGGGAGCTCAGGAACTCGCTCGCCTACCGGCGGACAGAACGTCAGGACGACTACGTCGCCGACTACATGGCCGCCCTCGCCGAGCTGTCCGTCGCCGACTACCTCGACCTCCCGTGGGGCCGCTACGAGCTCGGCACCGTCGACGTCGGCGACGACATCGAGGTCCGACGAGTCACCCACCCCAGCCGAGGCCCGATGATCCGACCGAAAGACTACGAAGACCCCCGAATCGAACGCCATGTGGCGGTCTACGTCTGGGACGACACCGTCGCCGAAATCCTCGGATGGGTACCGACCGGCTCCGCCTGGATCAACGGCCGACTCTGCGCCTGCGAACGAGCCGGCGCCTGCTGTCGCATCTTCCACGACTCGAACAGTCTCCAACTAAACAGCCGGCACCTCCGCCGGCCCGACACCCTGAGAGGAAACAATGACAAGCCCCAACACGACCCGAGCTGAGCTCGCCGCCCATGAACAGGCGATCGCCGAGATAATCGCCACCTGTCAGCGTCTCATGGACACGCTTACAGCGATCGACAAGCACCCCAGCTCGACCGAGATCATGACCGAGGACGGAAAGATATACCGGCTCCGCTCCACCGACGCCGGCTGGGAGGTCCAGAAATGAACCTCGACGGCTACGTCCCAGTCCACGACCGGCTCCTCATGGCCCTCAACGCTCACCCCGACCTCCGAGTCGTCGAGGTCGGCCATCAGATCGTCCAGCTCGGCGACCGAGCCTTCATCGAAGCCACCGTCGAGGTCTATCGGACCGCCGACGACCCTCGACCGTCCCGTGGCACCGTCTGGGAGCCGTTCCCAGGGCGGACAGCGTTCCAGAAAGACTCCGAGCTCATGGTGGCCTACACCTCGGCGCTCGGCCGAGCCCTCGGCTACATGGGACACGGCATCGAGCGAGGCATGGCCTCCGTCGACGAGATCCGCAACCGGACCGAACCCGAAGGCGGACAGATCACCCGCTCGAAGCCTGGAGCGTCGAAAGCCAAAGCGATAGCCGGCTCTATGGCCGCCAGAGCGTCCGAAGAGGTCCCTCCGCCCCCAGAGGACCCAGCACCCGTTACTCGTGGCTCTGGGCGCCGTAAAGAGCCGACAGAGAAGATGCTCGCCTTCCTGGAGCGTCTCAACACGGAGCGAGGGAACCCGCTGAGTCCCCAGGACGTAGCTCGGGCGGCGGCAGACTTCGACGTATGCCGCGAACGTATCGACGAGCTTCAGGCGCTCCCGAAGGACTGATCGCGCGCATGGCTTACAAACAGAAACCGATCGAATCGCTCTCCGAGGCCGAATGGCAGGCCTGGATCGTCGACCTGGCCCGCTGGCTCGGCTGGCGATGCTTTCACCCTCGACCCGCCCAGCTCGGCGGCAAATGGGCGACCCATTACACCGGCGAGCCCGGATTCCCAGACCTCACACTCGTCCACCCTCGCCGAGGGTTCATTATGGTCGAATGTAAGACCCAGAGGGGCCGGCTGACGCCAGGGCAGAAGCTGTGGCACCTGGAGCTCGACGCGGCCGGGATCGAGGTCTACGTCTGGCGCCCCTCCGATTACGTCGAGGTCGAGAAACGATTGAAAGAGGTCCGCTCATGATCCGTCGAGGCCCTAGACCCGACCGGTTCGTCGTCCTGGCGAACCACACCGTCCGAGAGGCCCGTCTCAGCTTCCGAGCTAGAGGCCTCCTCGCCTACCTCCTGTCAATGCCCGAAGACTGGCGAACGAACTCGAACCAGCTCGCCGGCCAATCCCCGAAAGAGGGACGAGACGCGATCCGGACCGCCCTCGTCGAGCTCGAACACGCCGGCTATCTCAAACGGATCAGAGTCCAGGACGACGCCGGCCGATGGCGAACGGAGACAGTCGTCACGGACAGCCCTGTGGACGACGCTGGGGAGAACTGGTCGAGTTATCCACTACCGGAGCCGGATGAACCGGCGCCGGTTGATCCGGCGCTATTAGAAATACCTAAGAAGAAAGACTCATGCTCTAGTAGTTCAGATAGTTACGCGAGGGAGCCGATCTGTACGGGCTGTCACGGGACCGGATGGGAACCGATCATCGAGGTCGGAGGCAAGATCAGCACCGAGCGATGCCATTGCCATCGGGAGCTCGCGAGACGCCGGCGATGAACGAACAGCCCCAACTCTTCGCAATGGAGCAGACCGACCTGACGAGCGACGACTACTACACGCCCAGCTGGGTATTCGACACTCTCGGACTTCGATTCGACCTGGACGTCGCATCCCCGCCACATTCCACGAACGTCCCAGCCGACCGCTACTACTCGGTGCTGACAGACGGACTCGCCTCGCCCTGGCATGGCCGAGTATGGATGAACCCGCCCTACTCCAACCCGACGCCCTGGGTCGAGAAGTTCCTCGAACACGGAAACGGCATAGCCCTGCTCCCCATGCCTAAGGGATGCCGCTGGCTTCAGACGTTGTGGAACTCAGACGCTTCGCTCGTCATGTCCCAGCGAATCAAGTTCCACCACCGAGGCAAGATGACCGAGATCTCATTCCCGACAGCGTTCTGGGCGATCGGAGCCGACAACGTCGAAGCGATCGCAAAGATGGGCAGGCCCCGATGAAATACACCCGGAACGACTCCCAGTACCGACGGAACCGAGCGGCGATCCTCGCCACCTCACCCGAGTGTGTCTACTGTCGCCGGCCCGCAAACACCGTCGACCATGTCATCGAGCTCGACCGCTGGAACACCGAACAGCTCCCCGGCTCACCACACACCCTGGACAACATGGTGCCGGCCTGTCGAAGCTGTAACAGCTCCCGAGGAGCCACCTACGGCAATCAGAAACGCTCCACAGCCGCCCGAGCACGCCGAGACGGCATGGCGAAAGCCGACCGACAACGCCGCCAGAGCCCCCTAGAAGGCCCTCAGAGCGCCAGAAAGGGAGAAGGAGGCACCGACACCCCTCCCCCCGCTTTTGGGGCGCCACAGGAACAC